TCTTATACAAAACTGTACTGACGCTTACTGTACTAACGTTAAAGGAACTTACTGTGTAAAGCGGAAAAGTGTGTGTGGATTAAAAATGTCAACTTTTAATTATTAAGTGTCTAACCTAACATAGAGGGAAAGTCCGTTTTCTTTGATTTAATTATAGCATATGTCAACCATAATGTCAAGTGTTAAATCATAATATTTATTAATTTGTTAGTGCCAACTGGCATAACACCGAACGCTGTAGTATATACCAAAGTCACTTTAATTTTACGTTGTAATTTCTTAGCTTCTTTTAAGTCATCAACCTCAGTCAAAAATACCAGTTCTTTGTTATTAAGAATAAATAATTTCATATTGTTAACCGCCTTTCTTTTGATCCGTTAGTTAATGATTATATTACCTTGATCGATAGCTGCACGGTAAATTAAGTAATAGAGTGGGACATATCTCCATTGAGGCTAATAACCTTAATCTTTCTTGTCGTCTGCATAGTAGCTATGTCTCCGCAATTTTTCATGTGCCTTATTTGTCTTTTAATTGCATAATCCGCGTTCTCTATCTCTATTGCGTTGACAAACAATGTAATTGTCATTTTATTCATTTCCTTACCTCCTTAGAATGTTCTCTTCTACTATCTTAATCTATCAATCATTTCTCGTTGTTCACTAACTATACTATTTAATGATTTAATGATTGTGTTTTGTGCTATATTTAACCTTTCAAGTTCATTAATTACATTTTGTGCTTGTGATAGTTTATTTTCTAACCTACCATTTGATTCTCTTAGATTTAAGTTTTCTTTATACAGTTCGTTGATTTTAGCGTAACAATCATTCCATGTAGTCATATTTAATGCTCCTTTCCAGATATTACATCAACATTATTACCCTCAGTTACCACAGATTCTATGATTTCTTTAATAATGTTATCTCTAATAATTCTAGCTATAAGATCGGCATCAAATTTGTAGATAAAATATTGAGATAAACAAACTCTATACTTAAAGTTAAAATTATTGAATGAAACTTTAATATTCCATATTCCAGCTCTGTCGTACTCTGGTTCTGCCTTACCTTTAATTAAAGGATTAAGCCTTGCGACTACCATATAAGCATAGTCTTTCATATCCGATGGTTCAAAACTGGTATGGATCGTCTGCTTCTGCATAATAAAATTTTCCTCCTATGAAATAAACATCGTATTCGTCAGTGCTACCGCAATACTCTCTGTTCCTGTTGTGCCACTGTGCGTAGCGCATCGGTTCTGCATCTACGATAACATCATCTAATTTTATTTTCATAATATTAACTTTATAGCCTCCTCTGCTTTTATTTTAATTCTCATATTAACATAGCGGACATTGCCTAACTTAAACATTTTGCCCAACCACATTAATAAAGTATCTGACCTACTCCTAGTGAACATGGTATTTTCCTTATGATCACCAATAGTTAATGCGTAGTTAATCTGGCAAGACTTATCATACTTACTATCAATAAATACTAATCCCAATTTCATATCCTGCCATACTCCGAAGATTTCTCCCTGATATTCCATTGTGAACATATGTCTTGCCTTAGGAGTACGCTCGCCAATGAAATTAACGTTATCGTCTACATAATCACCATGTTTTGCATAACGACCATAGTCCGTCTTGTCGATCATCTTAAGGAACTTACATTTCTCTTTCTTCTTCTTTAAGTCCTCCGTGCTTTCAGCCCATTGGAATAATACGTTTTCACTGTACCATATTTCACCTTTTTCCACATTGGGGATATTAAAAGCTGGGTGTATATGGTAAGGATTGTAAAATGAAGTGTTATTACCAAATAAGAAACATATTACATAGTCGCGTTCTCTGTCGATTGTATGATAGATGGAAAGTAATAAGTCAGGTTCTTTCCAGCCATTCACATAAGAGGCGTGTTGCTTTTCTTCCAACATATACTCATCAAACATTAACCATCTTACATTTGGGAAAGACCTTTTCTTAATTTTAACCGCCTCCGATAACGCTAAACAGTAACCTAAAACTTTCTTTTCCTCAACGTCACCGTTTTCATCTTCAATGACTAATTCCATCTGTTCTGTTGTGCTCTTAATCGGTTTATCAGGGAATTCACAGGCCAATACTTTAGCAAACGATTTTTCTAATATTCCTGACTTCTTTTCATCTTGTGTTCTACAAATGTAGATAAATTCCTCACCATTATTAAGCGCTCTCTCTATAAAATAACCCTCAGCAGTATAAGTCTTACCTATAGATCTTTCGCCATTAATTAGGTTAAAGTTCCTCTGATAGGGAAGTATGTCTTTGATATTCCAGTATGGATCTCCATATTGCATATTTATTCTCTCCATTCAAAAAGGTTAGATATCTTATCAACGTGGGTGCTACCCCAGTAATTCACTAACAGCGGATTTCACCCCGTAGCATCTGCCGTGACCATCAATAAAAATATTCTAACCTTCATATTAATTTTATCACGGATTTTAAATTTTGTCAAGTGTTTCTTGTGAGAATGTAAACCCATAATAAATTTGCTACGAACACTCCCATAAAAAATGATACAATCATGTTATACTCCTTTCAATGTGAATGGAATGTCATTCAGGACTATGCCGCCATGAACGTGTTGCATTCCAAGTTTTCCTTCATAACTTGAGCCAGTTCTAAAGTTATCCCATGTAACGCCTTTGTAGCATCGGTCGGGCATTCCAGCACAAGTAATATGTAACTCTCCGTCAATTTCCTCAACATAGCTTTTCTGCCTGATAAACCTTGCTCTGCTGAATGTGCTTTCATGTTTCCATGCTCCTAGCTTTGTAGCGTCGATCTCTAATTCCTCTGGGATTTCTGTTCCTATTAAATGCAAGCTGTCTGTATCAGCATAAACGAACCTGTCATAAACTTTTTGTGCTGAACTAATAGTTTTGTATCTTGCCCAAGCCGTGATAAATGTTCCCACGGGTATGTATATAGGGTCTCTGGTTTCCTTTTCTCCAAGTTCATATTTAATTACACCCTCGTCATAAAATGGGTACTTAGACTGAACAGATGGATTGAGTGCGAACTTACCATAAAGAGCATTAAGCATAAGCTTTGCTAAAGCACGCATAGATTTGTTTCCATTTTTGGTACTCTCTACTTTGATCGAGTGCCACTTATCAATGTAATCTTTAAACAATCCAATTGTTGATTTAAATTTCCACCCATTATGCCATGTAATGTTACATACATTATAGTGTTCAAGGAATAATTCAAGGTCTACATTGGTTAAGCATAATGTTACGTCCTCACCCTCACTTGATGAGAGGTATTGAGTTGGAACAAATGCAAGGTTGTTCTTAAGCTGTATTGTAGGTATGTATCCTTCTTTTAATTCAAATTGGCATGTTAGCATTTGAATATGGAGATTATAAAGTTTATCTTCCTTATACTTACCCTTAAAATAAATTCCTTCACCATATGGTAATGGCCGATAATACATTACAGATGGATACAGACTATTTACATCTAATACTATGCCTTCTCCCAAGTCCTTTTCCTTAAATCTATCTGCCAGGTATGTAAAACCTCCCTTATAGGAATGTCTTATATCTGCGTCATAGTCTGGTATGGGAAACCATTTACCAAAATTCTTTGCCCCGACAATACGTTTGTAATCATACAGAGCATTGCTACCCTGTGTCATTTTAGTTAGCCCTTGCTCGAACAAAGTGTTCAATGCTCTTGCTACAATGTCAACATCGTTTCTTAAATAGTCTACTTCAAGTTGCGTTAATATATGCCCTATTTCTCTTGTTTCACGGTAATCAATTTCAAGTTTGCTTATTGGAAGACCGAAACCTTGAGCAATGTCAGCTACACTAAACGGAAGTATCTTTAAGGAGTCATATATAGTTGTAACACAACGTGTTCTTCCTTTCCTAAACCAACATATTTCCATGGAGTAGAACTGACCCTTGTCACTGATTAGCGTTGTAAATGTTTTTGTTGTTAATTCTTTTCTATCCTTTTCAAATTTAAAGCCATTCTCAAATAACCAACATAATATAAACTCTCCGTCAAATTTAAGGTTATGGAAATAAGTAGTAACCGAACCTTGTGATTCACACCACTTCATAAACCACTCTATACTATTCCCATATATGAAGTTATCAGGATTTCCAATTTCACAGATACCACAAGCCCAAACGCGGCAGTCGGTAGGGTCAGTAGTCGTTTCAAAGTCCGCTGTATATAACGCCATGACTACCTCCCGTTAAAAATTAATTAATATGTTTATTTAAGTATTCCTGTAAGTGCTCTTCCATAGCCTCAATTATTACTTCCATTTCTAACGGGTCATAGATAAAATCTAATTGTAGTACTGGGTCGTTATAGTACATATCCATAAGCACATCACCGGATAATTGAGAAGCTAACTGTTTAATATGATTTCCCTTTTCACCAAAAACATTTTCCAAGCCCTTAAGATAGTTCTCCTTATAACGAACTGTTCGATCATCTAAATATCTATCTTTAGATTGCTTCTCTACGCTCTCAACGTATTTAGCCCAATCTGATTTCTTAACCTTATTTATATCTGCGTTCTTAGGGAGTAGGTTATTTTCCCTAATTGTTCCCATGGTTCCCTTTTCCGTAGATGGGGCGGCTTTCTTAAGTTCCGCCCTCCTACGTGCGTTGATTGCATTAACTTTAATCAGCAATTCTCGTTTCTGATACTGTGTTGTCTTCACGCCTTCTTTGGTAACGATTGGCTTTTCTGCTCCTTTAACAAGAAATCTCTCTAAAGACTTCAACTCATTGTTAAAATCGCGTCTTGTTCGGACAGAATCCTTAATTTCTTTAACGCTGGCTTTCTTAGGCAAAAAGTCTTCCAGTTCTGGAACCTGTTTAAGAAGTTTAGTTCTCTTAGTGTTAAATTTCCTTACGGCTGTTGCGAGTGCTTTTCTGTCAGAGTCTCGCCATTTAATGTTATATTTTTTCGACATATGTAGGGTACTCCTTTATATACGATAAAAAACCCACGCGTTTCCACTTTTCCGTAAAGCACTATATCAGCGAGTAAACTTAAATTAACGTCAATGCCAAAACGCCCACTTAATGAAATACGGATTGCATTACGGTTATCGTACAATTTTTCAGAATACTTCTCTAAATGATTTTTACTAGAGAAGTAATAAGTTACGTCACCTATTTTAATATAATAGGGACTTAATCTTAAATCATATACGATTCCATTTCTTGTTATCATATTTAAATAGGGACGGCAGATTCACCGCCGCCCCTTTCTCCTTTCCTTAGAATTTTACATCAAAGGTGAGAAGCTTTCTGTCACCCTTTGTGATCTGCTTAATTGTAAGCGGTAATGGAGTTTCCCAAGACGGTTCTCCGAAGACCTGAATAACTTTTTTGATAGCAGAGTAAACGCCGAGTGAAACTGCCTGATAGCCAACTCCGTCCTTGTCAATAAGAACCATACGGGGGCAATCCTGAAACTGTCCGGTCTGCTGATTAGTGCAACGTACTACTTCACAGTAAAGGTCTTTTACCTCAATTGTCATGTTAATGCAATCGCCAAGGCGTTTGTCAGGGTTGTTCATCGCTTTAAATAGTAAAGCCTTTTCCTGTGGTGTGTTTGCTCTCATGGAACAAAATGTTGTTTGTCTACTGGTTAAGTCAGCGACAAAATTCTGGTCATCGTCCAAGGTCATTAAACCTGCGTTAGTTTCTTCTGCCTTGTAACCCTCATCAAATGCGTTCGTCTCTGTCTGCTCAAAACCCTGTACATTCTTATTCATCTTAAATTCCTCTCATTCTCCCCGTCGTGCCGTTAGGTCAGCAATTGTTTTTTAATTTTTTTAGATATCTTTCTTCTGCTGAGATGCAGGACGTTCCGAAGGTTCGCTGTACTTTAAGAACGTTTCAAGGTCCATTCCTCTGGTTTCCTCCACAGTCTCTACTGCTAATACTACTACTGATATTGCGTTTTTGTAAGTTGCTTTAGCTAACTTTAACGCCTTATCATCTGATACTTTAGCCGTGCCTACTTTAGTAATCGGAGGTAACTCCTTCGTCACTACCTGCCCAGCTTCAACACTAACTGATGCTGCCCTAATTGTACTTGTTACAATTGTTCTTGTAAAATCTTTCTTTACCATGTCTTTTCTCCTCTCTTTGTTATAAGTATATTATAGCACCTTCCTTGAGAAAATGCAAGTACTTTTTTCAATTTTCTACAAAAATATTTAAAATGTTTTGCATCTATGTTATAATAGGGTATAAGATAAAAAGGGAGGTGAAACAATGAACATTAACGAAATTACTCAGCTTGTTGGTACCTTAGGTTTTCCTATTGTGTCGTGTGGTGCTCTATTTTGGCAAATGGTTAAGTCGGATAAGCAGCACCTAGAAGAAGCGCAGAAATGGACGACTGCTATTAATGAGTTGAGCAAGACACTTGCAGTTCTTACAACGAAGATTGGAGACGAGAAATGACGGTAACAGCTTTTAATATTCCCGAGACAGTAAGCGTTGCATTATTAGTTATTGCTGGACAATTTGGGAGTGGACAAGAAAGAAAAGAAAATCTTAAGAAGGCAGGTTACAATGCTAATAAGGTGCAGTCTTGTGTTAATGACTTGCTCCCTATTCTTAACAAGTACGGAGGTTAATGCAATGCCTAATATTCAAACGAGTTATGAATGGGGTATTACTAAATGTAACGATCCTAACATAGGCTATAGCCAGGGCTACAGAAACCAGCGCACGGTAAAAGGGATAACTTATTATGATTGCTCATCATTTGTATGGTATGCATTAATGGCAGGTGGATTCGATGTGGTTAAGGCTAATGGTGGCGATACGTGGCCTTTCACAACTGGAACTATGGCACGAGGTTTAAGCCTGTTAGGCTTCACGAAACTTCCGACCACACAGCCTTGGGTTGCTGGCGACGTGTTAATACGCACAGGTCATACTGAAATGGCTTTTGATAGTAATCACACCATGGGAGCACATAGTAGTAAAGTACCTTTAGGTCAGCAAGTTTCTATTAACTCTAATCCTACTAGTGCTAATGATTGGTTAGAATTATGGAGGTATGGCACCGGAGCGCAATCAGAATGGATTAAAGGTAACTACTGGTTGAGTATGGGCGAGATGCAGAACAATGCATTACTTGTTTTTCAGTACTTGCTTGCAAGAGGCTGGACAGAAAACGCGATTGCTGGTGTGTTGGGAAATATGCAAGTAGAATCACACATTAACCCAGGAGTGTGGCAAAACCTTAATCCAAATCCTAACTTAGGTTGGGGGCTGGTGCAGTGGACGCCATCTACTAACTTTACCGATTGGGCTAGTGCTCATGGTTACGCTAACGATGATGGAGATGCACAGCTATTGTGGCTTGATACGGAGACCGTTAATTACGGACAGTGGATACCTACTTCCCAATACCCCTTATCATTTGCTAATTTTAAGGTTAGTACGCAAGAACCAGAATACCTTGCTGATGCATTTCTTAAGAACTTTGAACGACCCGGTGATCAAAACCAGCCTATAAGACAGCAATATGCACGTTATTGGTATAATTGGTGGGAAGGTTCACCAGTGCCTCCACCAAATCCACACCCAGAACCAGATTGGAAATCGTCTATGCCAATATGGTTTGCTTTAAGAAAGTTTTAAATGTTTCGCGTGAAACATAGAAAGGAGATAAAAATGGCAGTTAGAAGTAGAGACGAAATGCTTGCGGCATTACGTAGCCGCATCGGAGACGACACGACCGACGAAGCGCTCGCACTTATAGAAGATTTCACAGATACTATGAGTGATTACGAGTCGAGAGGGGGCGACGACTGGAAGTCCAAGTACGAGGAGAATGATCGCACATGGCGGCAGAAATACCGTGACAGATTCTTCCAGTCACCGAGCAACGGAGAGGGTAATACAACGGGTGAGACCGTTATTACAGATAACGCAGAGGATTTGATAAGCGAAAGTGAGCCAAAATCATTTGACAGCTTATTCACAGAGAGGAGCGAAAACAGTGGCTATTAAACCAGTAAACGCAGAATTAACAGCTAACAGTGTAGAAATTTTAAATACTATTAGAAATAGTGCTCCCGCGTCATATCGCGCGGCAGTTCCTATGGCAGATAACACAACTGCTAGTATCAGACAGATTGGTGGTATTCTGATGCAATACCAGCCGTTACAGAATGAATTCTTAACAGCCTTGTACAATCGTATTGCAAGAGTAATTATCAGCTCAAAAATGTATTGGAACCCGTGGGCTCCATTTAAAAAGGGTCTCATGGAAATGGGTGAGACAGTGGAAGAGGTATTTGTAAACATTGCAAAAGCCCATACCTTTAACCCTGAGACCGCAGAAACAAACTTTATGAGGCGACAGATTCCAGACGTTCGCGCAGCCTTCCACACCATGAACTACCAGAAGTTCTACAAAGCTACAATCAGCAACGATCAGTTAAGACAGGCTTTCTTATCGTGGGAGGGTGTCACGGGTCTGATTGCTAAAATCGTTGACGGTATGCTTACCGCACATAACCTTGACGAGTTTAACGTTATGAAATATATGCTTGCGCGTAACATTCTTAACGGCCAGCTTTATCCATGGACGGTTCCGGCTGTCACAAAAGAAAGTGCAAGTGACGTTGTTACGGAAATTAAGGCAATCAGTAACGAACTGGTGTATGACAAACCGACTTACAATCTTAATGGTGTTTACACACACAGCCCTAAAAACGATCAGTATATTATTACAACCGCCAGATTTGATGCTATCATGGACGTAAATGTTTTAGCATCTGCCTTTAACATGGATAAGGTGGAATTTATGGGACACCGTGTTCAGATCGACGGATTTGACCAGATTGATGAGACTCGTATGGCTGAGTTATTCGCAGACGATCCGGCGGCTGGTTATGTTCCTTTAACAGCAGCAGAAAAGACAGCGCTTAAAGCGATTCCGGCTGTACTGATTGACAAAGATTACTTTATGATCTTTGACAACCTTTACAAGTTTACTGAGGATTACAACGGCGAGGGTCTGTATTGGCAGTACTGGTACCACACATGGAAGACATTCTCCAGTTCTCCATTTGCTAATGCTGTTATTTTCGTTCCGGGTACTCCTGCTATAACTGGTATTACTCTTTCACCTGAAACAGCTACGGTTAATAAGGGTAATATGTTACAGCTTAACGCTACCGTTGAGACAACCGGATTTGCCCCGAAGAGTGTTGTATGGACAGTGAACAGTGAGTTGTCTACAATCTCACAGAATGGTCTTCTTACTGTTGGCGTTAATGAAACAGCCGCGTCACTCACTGTTACCGCCACATCAACTTTTGATGATACTAAGACTGGTAGCGCAACGGTTACTGTACCAGCGTAATAGCTTCAAAATTGTCTGACGTTCCGCTGTGCTTTAAATTGGAGCGTCAGGCAATTAATAGGGAGGTAATCAATGTATATACAACCTAATACAACCATACGGTTATTGACAGGGGTACCCCTAGACAATACTTACCGTAATACAATTTATTTTAGTAGCGTAAGCAATCAAACTTCGTATTTTGTTGGAAAACAAAAATACGCTTTTAGCAACCAAACTTATCAGCGGGCTAACAAAAACACAATGCGTTTAAACCGTAAAGCAGATGATTTGTATGATTGCAATTATTTGATGTTTCAAAATAGCTCATATGGCAATAAGTGGTTTTATGCCTTTGTCACAGGTGTTGAATATTTAAGTAATGAAACATCAGAAATTAGCTACGAACTAGACATAATGCAGACATGGCATTTTGACTACGAGGTTAATATGTCATTTGTCGAGCGCGAAATGAGTGTCACTGATAGGGTAGGCGACAACCTCGTTCCTGAACAACTGGAATTGGGGGAATACGTTTATAAAGATTTAGGTTTAACCTCGCTCTTCGATCTGTATCAGATTGTTATCGCGGCTACATTCAACGAGGACTTAGAAGATGCAACTGGAGGGATTTATGGTGGTGTGTACTCAGGGTTACACTACAATGTGTTCAGTACGTGGGAGTCAGCAAGTGCTTTTATTGCGGACGCAACAGAGCAGAATAAAGCTGATGGAATAGTTTCAGTATTTATGTTACCTGTAGCTTTCACAGCAGAATATGACAAAACCATACCTGAGGCATTCATTATTGAAAGAAATAAGCACCTCTCTGATATTGATGGTTATGTGCCTAAGAACAACAAGTTATTCACAGCACCTTACAATATGATGTATGTGACCAACAACGAAGGTCTCGCGGCAAACTATCCGTTTGAATATTTCAGCACAGAGAAATGCACCTTTAACGTAAGTGGCGCTATGTGCTGTACGCCTGAATGTATGCTCACACCCTTAAGTTACAAAGGAGTGCCTAAGAACTACAATGAAAAGATTACAATAGGCAACTTCCCTCAGTGTGCATTCACTGTAGATACCTTTAAGGCATGGGTAGCACAGAATCAGAATCGAATTGCTTTTGACGCGGCTATCGGAATCGCGCAAACAGTCGGCGGCGCGGCTGCGATGTACGCAAGCGGCGGCCTGGTGGGAGCTAACACAGCTATGGGCGGCTTCGAAAAAATTAGCAACATGGTGGCAACGGTAGCGGATAAATCGACACTTCCCCCGCAAGCAAGAGGTGGTGGCGGCTCCATAATTAACATGGCAAGCCAGATTAAGGGTTTCCAGTTCTACTATGCTTATATCAGAGCGGAAATGGCAATGATAATAGACAACTACTGGAATGTTTATGGCTATCCAACGCGTAGAGTGAAAATACCCAATAGGGTAATTCGCCCTCATTGGAACTATGTTAAGACGGTGAACGTTTCTCTAACAGGTTCCGTGCCTGCTGATGATATGGCAAGGTTAAGAGAGATCTATGACACTGGCGTAACATTCTGGAGAAACGGTAATGAGGTCGGAGATTATTCTCTCGATAACAGACCTAGCTCAACTTAAGGAGGTAAATAATGAGTAAAGGTAAGAAAGCAAAGTGGGAAAGTGCATCGCTTAACAGCCGAACGTATACGCAATACTACAACCGCCTCCTTGAGTTGGCGATTAATATGTATGAATGGAAAAACTTGCCAGATACAATTGACGAGAGATTCCTAGAATTAACGCTGTTTAGTGACGGCATGGCAGTTTACTTCCGTGATGAAGTGTTAGGCGATCTTTGTTTACAGACCATGATCGGAGGCAACTTAGACGTTTACAGGATTCCAATGGAGCGTACAGCATATGCCGCTAATGGGTATCAGGTTCAGCTTAACCCTAGCAACAGTGTTATTATTTTCAACAACTATACTCACACTAACAGTATGTTAGACATAGAAATGTATGCGCGAAGGATCTATGAAATAGAACGTACAATAGACGTTAACGTGAAGGCTCAGAAGACACCCATGCTTATTAAGGGGAGTGAGGCGCAAAGATTAACACTCAAAAATCTCTATATGCAATATGATGGAAACGAACCTTTTATTTTTGGAGATAATAATCTTAATGTGGACGGAATGCAAGTGCTAATGACCAACGCGCCATATGTTGCGGATAAACTTAATATTCTTAAGCGACAGATATGGAATGAAGCGTTAACGTATTTAGGCATTGAAAACAGTAACACAGAAAAGAAAGAACGTCTTGTAAGTGATGAAGTTACTACAAACTTAGGTGGTGTAGAAGCACAAAGATTTTGCCGGTTAAACGCCCGTAGACAAGCGGCTAAAGCAATCAATAAAATGTTTGGCCTCAATATTACGGTTGATTTTAGAGAGGATACGCATAAAGAGGACGAACGCGAATTAGCGGAAGAGGAGGATTACCTCAATGAGTAAGTATACAACAGAAGTACGTTTTATATGTGAAACAGCAGCTGGATTACGTGATAGTGCCCCTTTTAGCAGCGTTAATGACATCTTACAAAAAGCGGCTCCAAAAGTATTCGATTTTGACTTTCCAATCTTCGATGAGTCTTATAGGAATGTTCTGGAAACAAAAATATTACGTCATTACTATACGCGCGAAATTGGTTTAGAAACGGTTGGACTGTGGAAGTTAAAGCTCGAGACAAAATTAACCGAAATAATGCCTTTTTATAATCAGCTATACAAAAGTGAGCTATTAACGTTCAATCCGTTTTATGATGTGGACTTGACTCGCGATCACAAAATGTCGCGCGAGAAAACAGCAAAGCAAACAGGCATCATTAATACAAATGAGGACACAAGCACTGATGAAAATTCAACACTGGACAGCGTAAGTGATACAGATACTAATACCACAACGAGTTCAAGCAGCGTGGAAAACACAGGTGCAAGCAAACAGCATTACGATAAATACAGTGATACACCACAGGGATCATTAACAAACGTCCAGAATGACACGTATTTAACTAATGCTCGTATGATTAACGATACTGACACGCAAACTGGTAATGCAACCGTAAGTGAAAATGGCGAAAGCAAAGGTAACGTAACAAGCAATACTGCGGCTGAATCAAATATCAAATTTAACCGTAATGCAGATATAAACAGCACAAACGACAGCAACGTTAACACTCTCGACGATTATGTTGAGCATATAAAAGGCAAGAATGGTGAAACGTCATATTCTTCGCTTTTAAAGGAATTTAGGGAAACATTTATCAACATTGATATGATGATTATTAACGATTTAAGCGAACTATTTTTTAATTTATGGTGAGGAGGTTTTAAATATGAGTTCATTTAACAAAATAGAAGATGTACAAAATTATTGTTACAAAATTTTACCCCTTGTGTATGATGACAGTTTATCTTATTATGAGGTGCTTTGCAAGATGAAGTCTGCCTTAAACGATGTTATTGAAAACGTAAACAATCTGCCTGATTATATAGCAGATTTAATTGAGCAATTCATAACCTCGGGAGCTATTGATGAAGTTATTAGAGAAATCCTTGCTAATTACCTTCTTAATGTGAAGTATCCTCCGAAGGGAATTACACCTGCTGTAGGTGACGGTTCGGCAGACGACACAGAAGCTATTCAGGGGTGTATTGATTACGCTTTTAATCATGGAGGAATGGCGGTTTACTTTCCTAGTGGTATGTATCTTACACAGCCATTAGTCCTTAAAAACAAAGCTACTCTTTTCGGTCAAGACCGTTATTCAACAGTTCTTGTAATGAAAGGCGGCGCAACAACGTCTATGTTCACAGGCGACGTTGACGAACTTACGTTGACGGGGTTAGGTTTTGACGGCAACATGGATATTCAGGTTAACAACATTAACTTGTTTGCTATTTCCGTTAACTCTGCTATCATTGCCAACTGCCTGTTAACTGGCGGCTACGACCTTTTAAACATTACCGTTAACGAGAACTTACAGTTAAGCGACGTTATTTTCAAACACGCCGTAGAAAATGCCCTTGTATTAAAAGGTGAAGGAATTGTGCAGGGAAACAACCTTGTCTTTAAAAGTGTTTCCGCCCTTGTGGGTAAGAACTTTGTTGTTATGGACGTATCGAAGTCCATTCTTGAACAGCTTAAATGTTACGGCGCAAGTCCTAACGCAGTATTAATTAACGGAAGTAACAACGTTGTTAAAATGTGGAATGAACAGAGTTTAAAGGCATACACTGACAACGGCGTTAATAATACGGTTGAGGTATACACACAGTCAGAGCAGAAAAAATTAACCGGCTCCATAACAACCGACGTTAGCGGCGACCTTACCGAAACCATAGGCGGCAACAAAACCGAAACAATCACAGGCGAAAAGGAAGTTAATGTTAACAGTTTAACTGAAAATATTACTAACGAAAAGCACGTTATTGCGGGTTCGGTTAACGAAGATGTTACAAATGATAAGACAGTTACGGCAAAAGACATTTCCGAAACAGCCGTTAACAAAATGATTCATATTACAGAGAACAGCACAGAACAGATAGGCGGAAATAAAACCACTAATGTTGAAGGAACAAATTCCATTATTGCTGATGAAATTAAACTTAATCCAACCGAGCCGCTATTTTACGGCACGCCGCAAACTTTCAATGATTATTATGACTGTGTTCCATTTAATAGCATAGCCGGAAATATTTATAAAGTTTTAGTTGGAAAATCAACATCTATTGATGTTCCCAATATCGAAAAAATGGGGTGCGTTGGTGATGGGCTTACGGATAATACCGAAAAACTTCAAGACATAATTAATAGCAATGTCGGAAAAATTATTTTTATCCCTAAGGGTACGTTCTTAATTAGCAATACAATAACCTTGCCGAGTGGGTCTGTAATAATGGGAAGCGGTTTCAATAGCGTTATCAAAGCTAATAAAAATAACTTTGATATGTTCAAAACCGAAAACTTTGATAATTTAACAAATACTGATACACACGATAGTGCAGTAGGAAACTGGCTGTTATCCAATTTTATGCTTGACGGGAATTATTATTCTAATCCCGAAAATGAAACATTAAGTGGAAGAACTACTGGAAGAGGATTGTGCATTTATGGAAATAACTATTATTTAATTAATATGATTATTTCTAATAACCCTGATACAGGCTTATGGATTGAAAATAATACATATGATAATCCCGCCTTTAATGTTTTACGAGCCGGTGAATGGACTATTGATAAGTGCGTTATTAAATTTAACGGTCAGCATGGGCTTTATGCAAAAGGTGTATATGATTTTCACTTAACTAATTCTACGATAGCTTCTAATAGCAGAAAACAGCATGGCACTTATGATAATTTAAGAATTGACGGAGGGAATTTAAAATGTACTAATTGCCATTTTTATAGTAATTACGGCACAATAAAGCCTAAGTATTCAGTCAATATTATGGCAAATGCTGGAAGCTGTACTTTTTCTAATTGCCATATAGAGGGCGCAATGACACCGCTTTATATTGGAGCGGAACATCAGATTATAGATGCATGCGTTATATATGCAAGTTTTGGAGAATATGACTGTATTTTAGCCGCCGGACACAATATAATTACAAACTGCCGCTTTTTGAATCAAGTGGGAGACACAAGCCTTGAAAAGCCACAGTGGAAATCAGCAATAGCCTTTGCTAATAACCCAAGAAATTGCTACATATTTGCTTATTGTACTGATACGCCCTTTATTGATGACATGACAAATTGTGGTTATCTCAACGTATTTCACGTTTACGGTTATAACAACACTAACATAATGGAAAATAAAGCGTGCGTAATTGACACTGCAAAAGCAGATTATATTATTCGTGGTGATTTTGGCGAGCAATCAGAATATAAAGAAACGACCAGTCTTAATAATTATACCACTATAGGCGCTCCCGATGCTTTAAAGTATGATTATTTCGCAGGAATAAACGGAAATGTTACGTTTAATAACAACTTGTGTACTATAATCAGCTATACAAGTGGAACTTTGACTATTGGAGAATGGGCCACAGGCAGGCTAAAAATTTTGATTAATAAAACTGCTAGTTCTATTCCTTATAACACCAATGGAATAACTATTGATGGTGGCACATCGGGAAATATCTTACCTAATAGCCTATTATTATTAATTTCTAATACTCAAAATAATTATACTTCTATTAACTTAGCTTCATAATTATATTGACATGGTTGAGTTTTAAATAGTGCTTGACATTGACCCTCTTTTATGGTATACTTAATGTATCAAATAATGGAGGGTTAGCATTTAAAAGATGACATTTTAATACACATACACACACACACTTTTCCGCTTTACACAGTAAGTTCCTTTAACGTTAGTACAGTAAGCGTCAGTACAGTTTTGTATAAGA